TGAGGCAGCCCCACAACTCCGCCCCCCATGCCGTTAGGAATGGGCTTAAGAGGATCTTTTGCAAGACCAATGGTATTCGATCAGTAGCGGACGATAAGTCAGCACTGATGTACATCTCATTTATGGAATTATCCATAAAAGAGGTGTCATTCTTAAAGGCACCCTGGGAAAAAGTACAATCTTGAGGAATCCTCTTAAGTATTTTGAACAAATACTTGTGGAAACCTCAAAGAGCCGACTGAGAGAAATAATCAAGAATTGCAATAATTCTTGTCTTATCCTCTTTATCAGGAAACCAAACAAGTTTCCTGATCCGTCTGCCTCCTTTATCGGGATAAGGAAGAATCTTTTCTTCCTCTCCTTTTAAAAGAGTTTGTACTTTATCCTGGAATTTCTTCCCTCCAACTACATACAAGTCTTCCAATAAATTACTAGGAAGGCTTAACAAATCAGACCTAAAGGATCACAAAGCGTGACCGTTAGGGCCTGATTTGGTAGTGAAGTGGAATGAATTCCATCTTAGAGTTCGGGGTTCAGTTCTTGAACCTGAACGGAACCCTAGTTCCTTTCAGAAGTCTTCGATGTGTTCTCCTATATTGGTTTCCCTGCTTCAGGGAGCAACTATAGAAGTAACATCATAAGACTTTCCGGATTTCAAGGACCTAGTACCCATAAATACGGTCATTAGACCTCGGTGCACTGCAAAGCAGTATGGATCAGTCTGATCCTTATCCTTACGGACACCGGTGTCTACCTGACGTATTAAAGGTATTAGGTCCCCTAAGAAAATAGGGATACCATCTTTGGTCAATCCAATTCCTTGGATCCTAACTGAGTTACCTGAAAGATAATTCAGATAGGCACTTCTACATCTCTTTATAAAAGAGATACAGAAGAGGACTCCATTGGCATGCATAATGCCATCGAGTCGTCCAAGCATTGGTCTAAAGATCTTGGCCTCCGGTACTCTATCTGGAAAACAGATAGAAATCCAGTTCAAGACTCTATAAAGGCTTGAAAAGAATTTGGTTTTAAATGATGAAGGTTTAACCTTCTGTTTAAAATTAATTTTCTTTTTAGGCATATTATTTTGTCTATAAACTGGCCATTTTTGCTTCATTATTCCTCTTAAGATAAGACTTAAGCAGGGTTTAAGAAAGCAACTGTGAGCGGATGCCGGGTTACGACAGCGGGCCCAACAGACCAAGAAGGAATCCGAACCTCCAATGGTTTTGGTTAGGTTGCCCCCTAGAGGTGTAGAAATACTCCCCTGGGCGGTAACAGACCAAATCCAGCAGAGCCTAGGATGCCGGATTGGTCTGTTGTTATACCCAGGGGATTTACCTCCTGG